TCCTAAGCACGTTTACTTCTTTTTATGCACCACCGAGCCAAACAAACTTATCCCGGCTATTAAAAACAGGTGCATTGATTACCAGGTCACCCCTCTGTCTGAACGAGAAATGATGAAGCTTTTGCGTAAAGTGACAAGGGCAGAAGACGAGAATTTAGAAAGAAAAGTTTTTGATCAGATAGTTCGAGATTCTTTTGGTCACAGTCGCAATGCGCTCCAAATATTAGAAAAGGTATTCTCTGTACCACAAGAGAAAAGGCTTGAAATGGCAATGAAAGCTGCCGAACAACAAAGTCAAAGTATAGAGCTATGCCGGGCACTTTTACGCAAAGCAGGGTGGAAAGAAATACGTTTAATACTATCTGGTTTAAAAGAGGAAGATCCAGAAGGAATACGTAGGCATGTATTGGCATATTTAACAACTGTTTTGTTAAATGAGGAAAGCAGTTTAGCCGCTGCCATTATGGAAGACTTTTTGGAGCCGTTTTACAATTCTGGATTTTCTGGGCTTGTTTATGCTTGTTACAGAACCACAATAATGGAATAGAAATGACAGATGCAGAATTATACATGGCTCTCCGGGACAGAGGGGATATTATTGAGGAAAGAGTGGCCTTTCCTGGCCACAAACTTATCCTGACTCTTACAAATGGTGAGATAGAATTGCCATGGTCAAAGGAAATTAAAAACGTATTTTTGAGATGAAAACAGAAAAAGAAACAAGAGATAAAATTTCAATAAAATGATCCCAACCGTCGAAGAAATAGAAGTTGCTTTGTCAGTACATTTTGATATTAAAAAGTGCATTTGTATGCCCCAACTTATTATGTTTTTCGGACATGAAATTGATTTTTTGGCTGTGAGGCAAACAGGTTATGCGATAGAGGTGGAAATAAAACGGTCTTTGTCAGATACGAAGGCAGAAGCCAGAAAAAAACACAATCACGAAAGTAACAAAGTAGTTGAATTCTATTATTGCTTTCCAAAAGATATTTTAGAACAATGCACTCCATTTGTACCGGATAGGGCTGGAATATTGTCGATTGTGCATAATGGGTATAGGTGGAAGGTTTCTGTAGTGAAAAGTCCTAAAAGGCACAAAGAAGCTGTAAAATTAACAACTAAAGAGGTTGGCAAAATATTAAGGTATTCTAATTACCGCATCTGGGGACTTAAGAAAAAAATTGTTAAACTAAAAAAGAAAACGCTATGCACAAGTATCAAGAACAAGTAAATCAACTATCTAAAAAAATGGGGGTAAAAATACCAGTCCTATTTTCAAGTCTTCCTCCTTCTTCTTATTCTCATCATCATGTGGATATTATCCAAGCTGATGCGAATTTAAGCGCAGCTGATCCAGAATATGATTATGAGGAATGCACTTACAAAGGGGAATTGTGTTCTATGTCAGAGTACATAAACATAAAATTTGGAAAAGACATCCACGAAGAATTTAGTGCTCTACTTAAAAATAGTGCTCTACTTGAAAAGACCGAAATCAATGACTAACAAAGAAAGAGAACAAAGAATTGATAAACTATCAGATCTTTTTGGGTTTGAACTTCCAATTGATAAATGGATTTCAAGTTTTTTGAACAGACCCTCCATTAATGTTCCAGCTACTGCTAGATTTTTTGGGCAAAAGGATCCGGAATACAATGACCGTTCTTATGTTTACAGAGGTGAGCCAAACGTACCGCTCAGTAATTACATTGAGAAAAAGTATGGCAAAGATGTTGCAAATGAATTTAATTTAATAATGTGATGGAAATTAATTACAGTAAATTGGTCAGCATAGATGATCAGGCTCTTGACATCGAATGGTTAGAGCAGTCTAGGAACATGCTAAAAGTTACACACATGTCCGCAGATAGACGGGCGGAAATGGATAAAGTCGCAGACGCTCTTGATCTTGAGTTTGCTGTGCTAGATAAAAAAGTCCGTGCAAATCCAGAAAAATATGAATTGGACAAAGTGACAGATGCTATTGTGAAAAATGCTATTGTACGGGAAGAAAGTTACATTGCTGCTAAACAGGAATATTTGAATGCAAAGTATGAGTATGACCTTTCCAAAGGAGCTGTACAGGCTATGGAACAAAAAAAGTCTGCATTAGAAGGACTTGTTAAGCTTTTCATGAACCAATACTTTGCTGGGCCATCTGTCCCTCGTGACTTGCAAGCTGAGTTGCTGAATAAAAGAAAGGAACAAGAACAGCAGAAAACAATAAATAAAGGAATTACAAACAAACTAAAACGGAGAAAAACTAAAAATGAAGATATTTAAAAATAAAAAAAATGCAACGGTGGGTGTTTTTTTGCTCCTCTTGTATACTCCATGGGTAATGGTTTCTATGGCTTATATAGAAAATTCAAATTGGCTCACTCATATTGGGGTTTGCGCTTTGGTTACTTTTGTGGGTGTAGTTGCTTCCCAAATTGGGGAAAATGATAATAATAATTAAATAAATTTTGTTATGGTTAAGAAAAGAAACAGTGGTTTTTCTTTTAAAGGAAAAATTGGAAAAGATGTGGCTGCTAAAGAGGCACAAGCTAATTCCTATGGATATTTGAATATCCCAAGAAAGGTGTCTGTGTACAAAGCGGAACCAGATTCCAAAGTAAGGTTTGATGTAATACCTTACATTATTACAGACAAACGACACCCGGACAAATTGGAAACTGATGGTGTTGCTTTAGAAGGCGACCCATGGTACAAACGTCCTTTTAAAATACACAGAAACATTGGCCCGGGAAGAGGCCAGACTATTGTTTGTCCTACGTCAATTGGAAAAAAATGCCCTGTTTGTGAATATAGGACAAAGTTGTTTGCTGAAGGTGATAAAGAAGAAGCAAAAATTTATAACGTTTCAAAACGTGTGCTGTACAATATTATTCCGCTTGAGCATACAAAAATTGAGGAAAAACCGCATATCTTTGATATCAGCGCAGCTATGTTCCAACAATTGCTTGGTCAGGAATTGAAGGAAAAAGAATGGGCAGAAGCATTTCCTAGCTTAGAAGAGGGTTATTCCCTTTATGTCCGGTTTGTGTCCAAAACAATTGGAACAAGCAAGCCATTTGCGGAAGCCACTCGTATTGACTTTGAAGAAAGGGAGCATGCATACGATGAGTCTATTATGGATGACGTTGCCAACTTAGATGAGCTTTTGATTGTAAAAACATATAAAGAGTTAGAAGCTTTATTGTTTGAAATTGAAGATGAGGACGTTGCCGATGATGACATCGTTACCGAGGACACCGAGGAAGAGGAAGAGCCCACTTCTGCCCGCAAGAAGAAAACTATGCAGAAGAAAGAAGAGGAAGAGGAAGAGGAAGAGCCTCCAAAAGCAAAAAGGACTGTTCGTGAGAAGAAGGAAGAGGAAGAGGAAGAGGAAGAGCCTCCAAAAGCAAAAAGGACTGCAAAAGCAAAAAGGACTGTTCGTGAGAAGAAGGTTGAGGAAGAGCCTCCAAAAGCAAAAAGGACTGTTCGTAAGAAGAAGGAAGAGGTTGAGGAAGAAGCCGAGGAAGAAGCTGCAGAAGAGGGTGATTCTTGTCCTTTTGGCCATGAGTTTGGTGTGGACACAGATGATTTCGACGACTGTTATGATTGTGACCTTTGGGATGGTTGCAATGATACAAAAATGGGAGCATAATGAAACGATTTAGATTTCACTTTTTAAACAAAAAGGCGATTCGGAAAAACAAAAAAGAAGATGGCAAGCTCTTAAAGGTTCCTGTACCTTTGGGGCTTGCTGAATTTCTTGTGGCAAAATCCATAGTTCAAAAAGTTAGTGTATCTTTATTATTGAAACACATACTTACTGAATGGTACAAAAGGCAACAAGTAATAGAACCGATGCCAGAGTTGATGGAACAAATTACGAAAGCTTCTATATTTAATTGGGAAGATGAGGTTGAAAAATTTGTAGCACAAAAAGCAAAAAACCCAACCCCTTCAGATTTTGAGGACTACAAAATTCAGTTAAAGTCTTCTTTGCAGGCACGTGGACTCGGCGAAGGTTTGATGTATGGAATTATTGAAGAACTAAATAATTATTATGAGTAGAGTAACAAGACGAAAAAAACCGGAAAGCTCACTAGCAACACAACGCAAGGAGCATGTTAAGAAAAAGGTAAAGAAGCACGAAGAAAACTCATTAGACGGCAATACCAATGTAATGTATAGCACAGGGAGTACACTGCTTGATTTAGCCATTTCTGGCACAAGGATTCGTGGTGGTGGTATTCCTGGTGGCATACTTATGGAAATAGCAGGGGCTCCTGGAAGTGGCAAAACTGTTTTATTGGTGGAAACAGCAGGGGATGTTCAGCGTAAAAAAATACCAGTTATGTTCCGTGACCCAGAAGCAAGATTAAATAAAGCTTTTGCTAAAATATTTGATCTTGATTTTGAAGATTTGGATTTGAAGTCACCTAGCACAGTTACACAGTTGTTTAGTTCAGTTCGAGAATGGGATATTGATCCAAAGGTAGGTGGAGTTTGTTTTGCAGATTCCCTTGCTGCTCTTTCCACAGACTTAGAAATGGGAAAAGAAGAAGGTGATAAAATGGGTATGCGTAGGGCCAAAGAATTTTCTGAGGAGTTGCGTAGGACATGCAGACTTTTACAAGAAAAAAACATTTTACTTGTGGCCTCTAACCAATTACGGGTAAACCAAGATGCTGGAATGTTTGGTCAGAAATATGTGTCTCCCGGTGGGGAAGCTATTGGGTTTTACAGTAGTGTTCGTTTGAGATTCATAAGGGTTGAAAAAATTAAAGACAAAAAAACTATTGAAGGCAAACTTGTTCATAAAGTAGTTGGTACAAAAGCCACTATAGAAGTTTCTAAGTCTTCGGTCGATCATCCTTTTCGGACTGCTGAGATTTACATTTACTTTGATTATGGCATTGATAACATACGGGCTAATTTGCAATTTGTGAAAGATTTTAGCAAAAACACAAAGTATGCAATCAATGGCAGAGATTTAGATGTGACTATGGACAAAGCTATTAAAATAGTTGAAGAAGAGGAGTTGGAGGATGAGTTGAAAGAACAAGCCATTGACTTATGGGAATTTATCCAAAGTAAATTTAAAAGCGATCGTAAAAAGAAAAAACGATGAACACATTCGACAAAATGGTTGCCTTTTCCAAAAAGAAGTTTCCAAAAGCAGATGCATTATCACACCTTGCTAAAATACATGAGGAAGTGGATGAGGCAGCAGCCTCTTTTTATTCAACAAAACAAGTGGATTTGAATGAACTTGCTGACATACAACTTGCTTTATATGCCGCTGCCGGAAAATCCGGGTATAAGGAAGGGGATTTGAAAACCGCTGCTGAGAGGAAGCTCAAAGTGCTGAGGAAACGAAAGTGGGAGTGGAAAAATAATCAATATAAACATATATAGTTATGAAAAAAGAGGTAAAGAATTTAATAGAAGCGTGTATGTCAAAACCTTTAGAATCGATTAATATCGTAAAGGAAAAGACAGAAACCACAGAGAGAATTGAAATTGCTTTTTATTTTGTCATCCCTAAAAATTAAATGTTATGGAAACTTATCAGATTATGTGTTTTATACTGTCATTAACAGTATTCGGAGTGTACTTCATGTTTATTTATTGGAGGTATGGAATCCAAAGTTCCATTTCCACTTCATATTATGCAATTTGGAAACGCAACAAAGATGACCATCCGAACAGACGTTGGTGGTTTACTGCTGCTTTGTGGGGGTTTGCGTTTCCCATTGCTGTTGTTGGTGTAGAACAGCATCCGCTTTTCTTTTTAGCTGCCGCCCTTATTATGTTCACAGGGGCTGCCCCAGCTTTTAAATCTTCCAAACTTCAAAACACTGTTCATATGGTGGGGGCCATTGGTGGTATTTTGACTGCTATTGTGGCCTTTTCCCTATTAGGCCAATGGTGGTTAGTTGGGTTAATTGGTATTCCCATTATTATAGTATCTGCAATTAGGGTAGAGAATACTACTTGGTGGGTAGAAACAATTGCTTTTATAGGAACTTGGTTAGGTCTTTTACTTCTGGCATGGTGAGAAGAACAACAGAGCCTTTAGAAATCAAACATTGGTATATTGGGATGGAATATATGGCAAATAAGTTTGGTATCATAAAAGGCCCTTATTCTAAAAAAAAGATGGCCCTTCATGTAAAAAGTACAACACATGAATGTATTCTTTTAAAAAAAGATGGCCAATGGTTTTTAACACATAGAAAAAACTCAGGAAAATGGAAACAAGTGGAAAGCCAAAAAATACAAATGGCATCCCCATCATAGAGGGGGTTCCCAACCGTACTTTTACTAAAAACCGTAAAGGATTATGAGTGGAAATCCAATTTTTTTTAATAAAGTATTTTACATACAAAAGTACTATGACGTATATAATGAAGTTTATTTTTATCGATTTTGGATGCTTGGGTTGTACTTTGATACTGACAAGAATTCTTTATAGCACATTTTAATTAAATCTTAATATTATGAAAAATTCAGTATTTCAAGTTGTACTTCAATATTTTCATAAATTGACGTCTAATATAAATTTAGATGCTTTTACGAAAAGGCATGTGTATCCATCCACCTTATCAAAGAATATCAATTTTGATGATATAAATTTTGATGATTTGACTGGTGAGTCTATGTTTAAAAATAACAGCTTAACCTCCTTACCAGAGAATGTAAATTTGGATGGTATTACGAAAATGCCTATGTTTAAAAGCTTCGACTAAACTAAAAACAAAATGAAAATGACAGACTTTAAAACACTTACAAACGTGCTTACCAATACTGATCAAGCTGTGCAATTAGGAGTAAAAGAAAACGTAACACACAAAAAAGAGGAAAATGAGAAGAACAAATA